GATGCAGCAAATGCACTCCGCAGAAGAATAGACGATATTGACTTCAATAACACAACAGAACTAAACTCAACAATATATTTCTGTCGTTTGAATCACAATGAGTTCAACTATAGTTCAAACCCAACTTATCTAAGTTCAAGCAAAATAGTTGTAAAGAATACACAACTTGACAACCCAGTTGCTTATATAACATCAGTTGGATTATATTCAGCAGATAATGAACTTCTTGCTGTTGCTAAACTCAGTGAGCCATTGAAGAAAGATCCAGCCAACGAGATGATCCTTCGCGTGAGACTTGACTATTAATTCCTATATAGGAATAGAGGTTCTTACTTTACACTCCACAAGTTTTCTGTTATAGTGCTATTTACCAACAGAGGTGATAGCGATGCAGAAAACTTGTGTTATTTGTAATAATAGTTTTGAAGCAAAAAGAAAAGATGCATTATATTGTTCTGCCAAATGTAAAAAAACATCTGAATATTTGAGACAAGAAAAACTTGTAAAAAACTGTGAACATTGCGGGCAAACTTTTGAAACCAAAAGAAAAGAAACAAAATATTGTTCTTCTTCTTGTTCAAATACTGCTTGTAAAACTCACGATGATGTAACTTTATCTTGCAAAGAGTGTGGAACTGATTTTGTCAGAAAATATATTCACAGAGATAAGTTATTTTGTTCTCGTAGTTGTGCCACTGTTCATCAAAACAAAATAATATTTTCTGATGATAAAATCAAAAATAAAATATCCGAAACAAAAAAGCGACAGTATGAAACAGGAGAAGTGGTTCATCCATTTCTTGGAAAAAATCTAACAGAAGAACATAAACAAAAATTGAGTGATATAAAAATAAAAGAAGGTAAATGGAAAGGAGAAAACAATCCGGCATATGGCGGTCAATCAAAAGAAATAAGAGAAAAAATGTCTAAGACAAGAGCCGAAAGAATACAAAGCGGAGAAATTCACGGAAGACTGATGGGAACGATAGTCACTACAAAAGGCGGAACAATTAAATATAGAAGTAACTGGGAAAAAAATCACATTGAAAACCTGGAGAAGGATGAAAAAGTTATTTCATATATTTTTGAGCCTTTTGTTTTAGAATATACATATGATCAAACAAGAAACTACATTCCAGATATTTTAATATTTTATAAAGATGGAACTAAAAAACTTGTAGAAATAAAGCCAAGTTATTTTCTTGACGCCGAAATCAATAAGTGTAAGTTTTCAGCAGCACAAAAATATTGCGACGAAAAGGGAATGACATTTGAAGTATGGACCGAGAAGAACAATCCATATTCAGTATAAAACTACTAAAATAAAGAAACTGCCTATTTATTTTAGGCAGTTTTTATTATGGCAAAACCAAAACAGTTTATAACAAAAGACGGAAACCTAAATAACTTCAAAACAGTTTCCGCAAACAACTTTAGCCAGTTTCAGTATGGCGATACTATAACGGGTTCAGAATATCCATATGTTGCAAATGTATTGAGATATTTTGTAACAGATCAACAAGACAGAAATTATATAAAAGCATTAGAAAATACATTAAATTATTATACTTTTCTAAGTCCTCATTATACTTATAGTTCTTCTCTTGGCAATAAAGAAACACAAGAGTTGAGTTTTGTAAGTATTCCTTCTATATTTTATGGTTCTTCAATAAGAAAAGGTTCTATAACTTGTAAATGGTATCTTACTGGAAGTCTTATAGCAGAACTTCAAGATATAAACCAAAACGGCGAACTGGTTCAAGTTGGACCAAGTGGAAGTGTTGGCTCTGGAAGTGTTGCTGGAGTTGTTCTTTATAAAGAAGGATTTATTATCCTTACCGGATCTTGGAGTTTGCATCCAACCTATACTGATCTTTTTGGAATAGGTCTAACCTACTATCCTCCTTCTTGGAAATATTTTATGCATACAGGTTCCGATGACACAAATCGTGCTGTATCCTCAAGTTTTCTTCTTGATTTTGAAGGAACAAACTATATTCCAACAATAACAATGCTTGCGCACGCAGAACAAGGCGAACTAAACCATTCAAACAATCCAACTTATATTGAATACGGACAAAATACCCAGCCTACAACTGGAACATTTGGATATATAGAAAATACAAACAATACTATAAAAAATATAGTGAGTTCATCATATATTGATGAAGAGCCTGAGTTCAAAAAAACAACTTATATTTCAAAAATTGCTATTTACGATGAAGAGAAAAACTTGATTGGTATAGCAAAGTTGGCAAATCCGGTAAGAAAAAGAGAAACAGACGCTTATACCTTCAAAATCAAAATGGACATGTAGAAATGCTAAAAAAGCTTGAAAGCAGTGATGTATTTGTAAACAGAATAAAAACCTATCCAAAGGTAAGAATATTTACCTATTCGGGAAGTTTATACTATAATAATAGTGCTGTTTCTGGCGATGGTGTAAAACTGTTTGATTTCTTGATGGAGCCAGTAGCGCCATCTGGTCCAGTAATACCAACCACTGCTATAGTCACTAAGGACGGACAATATCTATTATCAGAAGATGGACAGTTTATTCTAATAGAATAAATATCCATTAGATACATCCAACTATTTATAATATATTGAGGAAGAAAATAAATGTCAGTAAAAATATCCCAACTATCTGCTTCAAGCGACATAACATCAGATGATTTTTTCCCAGTTGTTGATAGTGGAAGTCTGACAACAAAAAGAGCATCTGCACAGCAAATGCTTGATTATATTACTGGCTCAACTTTTAACACCCTAACTGTAACAACTCTTGGTGGAACAACCGCACAGTTTACAACAACAACTGCCACTACTGGAGCATTTACTATACTATCTGGCTCTTCTGGAAATATAACTATTTCCGGTTCACTTTCTGGTATGATAGCATCTTTGACTTCTTCTGCTGCTGACTATGTTCTTGTAGCAGCAGATAGTGGAAAAGTAGTTGTCTTGAGTTCTTCCTCTGGTATTACTGCGTCTGTTCCTGCAGGACTTCCTGCTGGATTCACCACAACTATTATTCAAAATGGTTCTGGTTCAATATTTGTATCAGCAAGTTCTGGTGTAGTGATAAGAAATAGACAAAATCACACAAGAACTGCTGGGCTTTATGCAACAGTTGCCATTATTGGAACTGGTAGTAATGGATATATATTTGCAGGAGACACAACCTCTTGATAATAGTTTTTCCTGGTGTTATTGGAGCCATAGCAACAAAAAAGGAACTAAATATTCCAACTTTTGCTGGCTCTGCAACATTTACAGAAACTTATGAATATCCAGATTGGGTTGGAACATATGATACTGGTTCAATAGTTATTCCAACCTTTTCCGGTTCTGCAACATTTACAGAAACTTATGAATATCCAGATTGGGTTGGAACATATGATACTGGTTCAATAGTTGTTCCAACATTTTCTGCTTCAGCAACATTTACAGAAACTTATGAATATCCAGATTGGGTTGGAACATATGATACTGGTTCAATAGTTGTTCCAACATTTTCTGCTTCAGCAACATTTACAGAAGAATTTGAATCTGGTTCTTGGCCGAACCCATGATATATACTATAGGAGATACGCATAATGGCACAAACTGACTGGACATTTACACTAAAAGATACCAAAACTTTTCTTGGTGGAACAAGTGGTAGTGCTTTTCAACACAACACTCTAACAAACCCAATAACAGGCGCTGGAGATTGGTGTCGTGGATTTTTTGCTTCTGGCTCACTGAATCAGTATAGATATGTTGCCATGTTGCCAATAAATAATTCAGAACTAACAAGTTCAACTGGATATGAATATGGTTATGGATACTCCTTGAGATGTTGGGCACGATGCGGCAATACTTTGGCTTCTTCTCTAAATGGAGCTGTGTTGTCTTTCAAAAATCAATCAAACTTAAGCATAAATAGTGCCCAAACCTCCGGAGGTTCCTTTAGCTTTGTTACTGGCTATTTTCTACACTTAACTGAAACAAAATTGGAACTTCGTTGTGCGAGTTCTTCTTCTATCCCGAGTTATGCGGAAAGTCTCAGTGCTTCAAACAATGCAATCGGTTATCAAAAAACAATAGCAACTTTAAACTTATTCAACCGCTGGATTCGTCTTCGCATGGATGTGTATCCTGTCAGTGGAGCATATGACCGCATAACCGTTTATACGGCAAGTCAAGCACAAGAAGATAACTGGCAGCAAGTTCATACAGTTGATATACCAAGAGAAAAAGTTGGCGGTTATGTGCCTTGGGCAAACAACCCAAATGGCGATGGAGCACAGGCAAATGGAAAAGGCTTTCTTGGTGCTATAGCTTATTCCTTCACCAACACTTCTGCAGCATATATAGACCAGTTTGAGGTTTATAAAGAAACACTATAGCTTATTGTATTATACTGTTCTACTTATAACAGAGGATAAACAAATGACAGACTTCATGAAACTACACAGACCAGGAATAGGAAACGCAGCCAGTTATCAAGTATCTGGAATACCGTGGGTTTCAAGTTCGCTTGCAGTCCCAGCAAGTGGTTCTACTGTGTTGGAAATAAGTTTTCCACAGGTATCAAAAAGCATAATAGTAAAAAATGTCAGCACAGGTTCTGGCTTGAGGCTGATGCGTGTTGGTTTTAGTGAAAATGGTGTAAAGAATAGTAGTAACTTTTTTTTACTATCTGCTGGAGAAAGTTTTGCTGCAGATCTAAAAGTTACAAAAGTTTATCTCATGAGTAATGACGGCACTGCTCTGACAGCAAGTGTGACAGCGGGTTTGACAAACATACCCGCAACAGAACTTGTCAATAACTGGTCCGGTTCGGCAGGAGTAGGTTGAAATGAGTTTTAATGACGGTTTTAATATTAGATCAGTTCCATGGCCACCAAATACGCCAGCAAATGCCGCTCATTGGACAGATCCCGATCCAACAACACTAAAACAAGCAATTGACAGAATAGCTGCACAATTATTTGCTATATTCGGTTCAATTCCGTGATATGATAACTAAATGATCCTTGGTTTAGATATATCAACAAGTTGTACCGGCGTAACCATTATTGATTACGCTGGTCGTGTTGTATTAAATACTTGTTGGAAATTCAAAGAAGAGGAAATGCTTGACAAACTGCAGGCAGCAAAAGAACACATAATAGAACTAAGAAAAAAATATCCAATAACAGAAGTTTTTATTGAAGAAAGCCTGCAAGCATTTCGTCCTGGTTTTTCATCAGCAAAAACAATATTGTCTCTGGCAAAGTTCAATGGAACCTTGTCGTGGATGATCTGGGAACATTTAGCAATAAAGCCACAATATATTGGTTCCGGAACAGCAAGAAAACTTTGTGGAATAAAAGTAACAAAAGGTATTCCAGCAAAACAACAAGTTATGGACTGGATGCTGGAAAATCAAAATTGGTTCAAAGTTGAATATAAAAAGAACAGCACAAACATAAAAGATCACTTTTATGATATGGCAGATAGCTGGGTGATAGCACAAGCTGGTTTGCTACAAACAAAAAAATAAAACTAATTATATAAAGTCCAAATAATTTGGATTGATTTCTTTATTTCCCCGGAGGGATTTTTAAATGTTTTTTTATACAGAACTATCACCATTAGTGATAGCATCAAATGTAAGCTCTTTACAATTTACTAATATTGCTGTAAATGCCAGCAGTTCAATGACCTTTACTGTTTCAGCTGCTTCTGGTGAAAAGACTGAAACTGTAACATTATCCGATGATACAAATCAATTTGAATTTTCACCTTCTTCTTTCTCGTTAGGTGAAGGTGGAAGTCAAGTCGTAACCGTTACTTTTAAACCAACGGCTTCTGCAACAAAAACAGGTAAAATAACAGCCAATTCAAGTGGCGGAAGTTCTGTTCAATTAAATTTAACTGGTTCAGCAACAAATTATATTCCAATTGCTTATAATTCCGATATCGCTCCTCTTGTATATGCAGATGCAGAACCAGGCTTAAAGCCACCAACCGGTGTTGGTTCATTCCCAACCGGCAGTACAGGCTGGATGTTTATAAACAAAACATCAACAGGCGTTAGTTCATCAATGAATTATTACTTCTATGATGCATCACTAGCAAATACTGCTTCTGTCTCACAATTAGACGGTGCATATGCTGTTGTATCAATGAACGCAAATACTGCGGCTTCTTCAAGTTGGCGTCCATATTTAACTGTTTATACAACAAGAACAAGAGCAGTTACTCCAGCTGAAATGTCTGCAGGAACATTCTGGTTTGATAGTCGTATAAGTTATTCAATCTATACCGGTTCTGTTTCAGCAAATACAAAATATTTGATGTATTTTGGTAATGATCCAGGTGTTTATCCAGAATTACCAAGAATGAAGATGGGACTAATGACAAATCCATTAGTAACCATAACTTCTTCACAGACACCAAGTGAAGCAATTTATTCAATATCAATTGCAACTTCCGCAGGTTCTTCAGCTAGTACTGGTTCGCCAGCACATTCAACTAATTTAAATAAACAAATAGTTGTTACAGAAGCTGTTGGTTTCCATGCAACCAAAGGAACAGGTAGTTGGAACGAGATTCTTCTTCAATCTTGATAATTTTTCTAGACTAGCAGTTTGACAACTTTTTGCCACTCTGCTATGGTCTAGGGATGTCCGATCAGAAAAAAGAAGAAATCTTAATTGATGTTCTTGGCACTCCCCATCGTTCTGGTGGGGAGTTGCTTTTTTATTGCAAAAAGTGCAATCATCATAAACCAAAACTCTCCTGTAATGTCCGTAAAAACGCTTTCAAGTGTTGGGTATGCAACTTTACGGGAAGCAACTTAGGAAGGCTCATAAAGCGTTATGGCTCGTATAAACAGAAACAAGAATGGGGTAGGTATGATGACAAAATTGATTTGTCTTCCGTTTCGTTTGCAGATACTTTATTTGGAGAACAAAAAACAGATCAAGCAAACATTTCACTACCTAAAGAGTTTGTTACCCTAACTGGAAAATACAACCCAGTGAGTTCCGCTCCATTGAGATATTTGCATGAGCGCGGGATAAGTAAAGAAGATATTCTAAAATGGAAAATAGGATATTGTCCCGATGGAGAATATGTTGGTCGTGTTGTTGTTCCAAGTTTCAATCTTGAAGGAAAAATAAACTATTTTGTTGCCCGTTCATATCGCGATGATTGGATGAAATATAAAAATCCACCGGCTCACAAGAATGAAATAATATTCAACCAGTTGTATATTGACTGGTCCAGCGATCTTGTATTGACAGAGGGTGTATTTGATGCTATTATAGCCGGCAATGCTGTACCATTGCTTGGCTCAACACTGCCGGAAACCAGCAAACTATTTCAAGAAATAGCAAAACACGACACTGCCATATACGTAGCACTTGATCCGGACGCAGAAAAGAAAGCAAAGCATCTCATAAAAGATATGATCCAGTATGGTATAGAAACTTATAAAGTTGATGTTCGTGGCTTTCAAGATGTTGGCAGTATGACAAAAGAGGAGTTTCAGGAAAGAAAAGCAGTGGCATTACCAATGACACAAGAAAGTTTGTTTAGATATCAAATACAAGGAATAACATGAAAGTCTATATTGTAATAGAAGTTTGGTATAGCAATACAGATTTAGTTGCTTGTTTTGCCAAAAAAGAAGATGCAGAAAAGCTTATTGAAAATAAACGTAATTTTTCTATTGTAGAAATGGATGTAAAATGATTAAAATCGCTCATATAAGTGACACACACGTCAGAAATCTAAAATATCACGAAGAATATACCCAAGTATTCAATAAAATCTTTTCTCTTCTCCGGGAAGAGAAACCAGATTGCATCGTCCATACGGGCGATATTGCTCATACAAAAAATCAAATATCGCCAGAGTTTGTTGAAATGTGTTCTTGGTTTTTAAACCACCTTGCGAACATTGCTCCAACTTTTGTTATTCTTGGCAATCACGACTGTAACCTCAAAAATGATACTCGCCTAGACAGTATTTCTCCTATTGTTTCGGCACTAAATCATACAAATCTGGCACTTTGGAAGTATTCCGGAGAAAGATTCTTCGGTCATAATCTTGCTTTCAATGTAATGTCACTAATTGATGAAGACAAATGGGTAAAACCAAGTGATCCAAATCGTATTAATATTGCTCTTTATCACGGTGCTATAGCTGGTGTATCAACAGATATCGGATACACTATGGAACACAGTGATCATGATGTTTCAATTTTTGAAGGTCACGATTATGCTTTTCTTGGCGATATTCACAAGACAAATCAAATTGTTGATACAGAAGGTCGTGTTCGTTATCCAGGCTCAACCATTCAACAGAATCATGGAGAAACAGACGATAAGGGCTTTCTTATTTGGGAAATTGAAGATAAAAACCAGTTTGATGTTAGGCATGTTGCTATCCCACACCCAAAGCCATTTGTAACTATCAAGCTTGATGAAAATGGCAAGTTTGATGAAACAGCCAGTATAAAGACAAACGCCCGTATTCGTGTTATGGCTGATAGCAATATTTCGGCAAATGAAATAAGAAAAACACTTGATATTATCAAAGTAAAGTTTCAACCAGAAAGTGTTGCCTTTCTAAACAAGGCAACAAGCAGAATAGATATAACAGAAACCATCAACAAGATGGAAGATGAAGATTTACGTTCAATATCAACACAAGAAAAACTGCTTGCTCAATATCTAAAAGATTACAATCCAACAGCAGAAATATTGCAAAAAGTATACGAACTAAATAAAAAATATAACTCTATTGCCGAAGAAAATGAAGAAGTATCCAGAAACATTCGTTGGACAATCAAGTCATTGATGTGGGACAATATGTTCAACTATGGAAAAGATAACTCAATAGATTTCCAAAAACTAAATGGTGTTGTTTCTCTAAATGGTCCCAACGGTCAAGGAAAGTCTGCCATTTTGGACTCAATGCTTTGGGGTATGCAGAACTCAACAAGTAAAAATGTTCGTAAAAATGTAAATATTATCAACCAAAACCAAGACAATTGTCGTGTTGTTGTTGATCTGCTTGTTGATGACAAACAATATACTATTGAAAGAACTGCTGAAAAATATACTAAAAAACTAAACGGCGAAGAAACACTTGAAGCAAAAACTGATGTTTCTTTTAGTGTTTGTGACATTGGAGAGAGTGAAGATTGTGAAAAGTTTGAAAAAGGCAACCTAAATGGTCTTGATCGTAACGAAACAGATAAAAATATTCGTAAAGTATTTGGAACACTGGAAGACTTTCTTTTTACCTCTATGTCTTCCCAACTTGGCTCTCTTGACTTCATCAACGAAGGTTCAACTCGTCGCAAAGAAATACTTGGAAAGTTTCTTGACCTTGATATATTCGCTAAAAAATATAAACTTTCCAATAGTGAAGCAACAGAACTAAAAGCAGCACTAAAAAGACTTGAAACAAAAAACCACGATCAAGAAATATTGGAAACATCTATAAAGTTAGTTGAACTAAAAGGTAAAGCACAGCAACAACTTGACGAGTGCGAAGAAATAAAAAATGAAATAAAAACACTAACAGAACAAATAAACAACATAAACATAGAAACTGCTTCTATGCCGAAGATAGATGTTGTTGATATTGACAATGCCAAACTGTCACTGGAAAAAATATGCAGCGATATAGAAAAGTTTGGCAAAACAATGAAAGAAAATAGCGACTTTTATACAGAAAAAGAGCGAGCACTTGATGTTGCTAAAAAAGTTGTTGCTGGCATAAAAATAGAAGAAATAAATAAAAATAAAAATATTATAACAGAAAAAAACAAAGAACTTGACAAAGTATTGAGGCAAATAAGTGAGCTTGAAAAAGATATTCTCCGTGACAAAAAAGATATATAGATCTTGGATGAGGTTCCATGTGGAAATACTTTTCCTACCTGTAAGTTTCTTACCAGTGCCTTTCAAAAGAAAGATCAAGTCGCTGATAAAAGCGATCTTGTTCTTATAGCAAATAGAAGAAAGCAAGAAATAGAAAAAACAATAACAGAACTAAATCCAGAAGAAATAGAAAAGTCTATAGTTTCTCGTAACCTTATTTTAGAAAAAATAAGAAATATGGAAACTATTGTAGCAAACAAGAAACTTGAGAACGAACAACTAAATGGCAAAATAATAGTTTCACAAAGTATGATAGAGAAGTTGGAAAAGAAAATAGAAAACTATTATAAAAACGAAGAAGTAGCACTCAAACTAAATGAACTAACTAAAACAAAGCAAAGTCTTGTTGAAAAAAGCGATAAACTAACGAAACAACTAAGTGTTTGCGAAGCAAGTATAGTAAAACTACATCGGGAGCAGGGTTCTTTGGAACAAAAACAAACTGACCTTGAAGAATCAAAAGCAGAACTTGCCAAACTGCGAGATGAATATGCTGCTATTTCTATGTTTGAAAGAGCGATGCACAGCAATGGAATAAGTTATGATATTATTCGTAAAAAACTTCCAGTTATAAATGAAGAAATAGCAAAAGTTCTTGCCAATATTGTTAGTTTTGAAATCTTTTTTGAAGATGATGGCAAAAAACTTGACATTCTTATCAAGCATCCAAAATACGAAAAGCGCCCTATAGAACTGGCAAGCGGAGCAGAAAAAAGTCTTGCTGCTATGGCAATAAGACTTGCTCTAACAAAAATAACTTCACTTCCAGTGGGCGATATAATGATATTAGATGAACCAGCAACATCTCTTGATGAAGAAAACATGGAAGGATTCACAAGAATGCTTGATATGCTAAAAGCCAGTTACAAAACAATATTATTAATATCACACTTGCCAGAACTAAAAGATATTGCCGACATGCAGATACTTATTAGTAATAACAATGGTTATGCACATGTGGAGGTAAAATGATAATGGCCAGACTAAAAAAAGAGTTACTTGACAAAGGTATATCAAAACTTGTTAGTAGAAAACTACTTGTTTGGCTTGTAGCAACTGCTGGTGTTCCTTTGCATCTTATTGATGGAGAACAGTGGTTACAAATAAGCATGGTTTATATTGGCTCCCAAGCAGCGAAAGACTTTATTCTAGAATATGTCAAAGCAAAAGCAGGAACCCAAGGCACACCACCTGTATAGTGCCATAAAAAGCGGACTGGTCACAGCCATCATATTGGTGGCTGTGATCGGTCTTATTTTAGAAATAATGAGAAATAGGGAAAGAAATGATAAATAAAATATTCAAAACAATAAAAAAATATTGGTATATGTTTGTTGTTCTTGGTCTAACTGGACTTGTTATAGCGGTAAGTTTTGTTGAAAATGCAAAAGTTGCCGGTCTAACTAATATGATAAAGAAACTTGCTGATGGCTATAAAAAACAGTTTGATAAACTTGAAACACTAAATGATAAAAAAACTCAAAAAGATAAATCTATTATCAGTAAGGCAGAAAAAAAAGCAAAACAGATAGAAATGAAAAAAGAAGAACAAATAAAAAAAGTTTTAGAAGATAAGCAAAAAACAATAAATACTCTAAAAGATAAAACATCACAAGAACTTGCAGATAAACTGAAAGAAGAGTTCAAACTATGAGAGCAATATGTATAGCATTTTCATTTATATTATCCGCCAACTCTTTGGCACAAACACCGGTCGGCAAAGGACAACCATCTCCAACAGACGGTATATTTCTAACAAAAGAAGAAGCCGCAAAAATATTGGCAGAAAAACAAGCAGCAGCAGAAATATGTAGAATAAACATGGAAGCAGCGGTTGAGAAAGAAAAAAATAAATGTGATCTTGATCGTGGCTTGTTGAAAAATGAACTTGAACTTGAAAAGAAAAAGTTTGATGAAATAAACAGGCTGCGTAATGAACAAGACAAAGTATTCTTGGATCGTATTGACGACGGCGGCGATAATGCATATTATTTTTTTGGTGGACTCGCTGTTGGCGCAGTAGTATCAACTGCTGCCATAGTGGGAACAATATTATTAATAAAACAGGTTCAACAATGACAACTGACTGGGATAAAATAGCCGCAATAGAAAGAGCCGTAAAAGAAAAATACGGAGAAGATGCTATTGCCAACCCAAAAGCAAACTGGAATGAAGAAAAAGAAAAAAACTACATAGAACAAGTAAAAGAACAAGCACATGTGGTTAGGCAAAAGGCCGAAAAACAAGAAATAGTTGAAGAAAATGGGTTTTTAGTAAAGAAAAAACTATTTACTACCAAAACCACCAGAGTTTGTCCGGTCTTACAATGTGGGCGTTATTCTTTTAGCATAAAAGATGATGTTTATATGAATAAGTTTGGATGTTGCTATGAGTGTTTTATAAAGTATATTGAAGGTCGCGAAGACCTTTGGGAAGAAAGAAAGAAGGTGATTACAAATGGTAGTTGAAAAACTTGAAGAAGTAGCGAAAGCACTTGAAGCATGTAAAGCAGATGCAGTAAAAGTTGATAAAGGCAACCGTTCAGCGGCAACTCGTCTTCGTAAAGATGTAGCCGCAGTAGCAAAGATGCTAAAAGATCTTCGCAATGCTGCTCTGGAAAAAGTTCGCGAAGTAAAAGCAAAAGAAGACTGAACCATACAAGGAGATGATAATAAATGGCTGAACTAATGGATGTAATAAGTGGTATTTCACAAGTAATGGCACAAACATATGATGGCGCTGCCGACAAAGACGGCAAGGCAATCAAAACAGGTCTGCGCCGTGAAGAAGTCCCAGCATTTACCAGTTGTGAATGTCGTCTCCTTGATGGTTTTCGTGCTCGTGTAACGCATCACGCAGCAAAAGATGGTTCTTTTCCTTGCTTGATAATATCATATCACTCGGAACTCAAACTTGAAGAAGCACATAGTCCAAAACTTGGAGAACAAGTTGAAGAACATATTGCGGAAGCACTAAAGTATCTAAAAAAAGAGTTCAAAAAAGTATCAGGCAAAGAACTAAATGTTGAGAAACATGGTGAAGTAAAAATGCTTGTTGAAGAAACATCAAGAATCCGCGTTTTTGTAACAGCACAATGTCGTTATAAAATAAAAGATGTTGATATGCCAAAACTTGAAGATCAAAAAGATGTTGAGCGTAGCGAGCAACTTCAAAAATGGCTGGCATTAGGTGGACTAAAGAAATGAAAATAACTAAAGCAAGACTATTACAGATCATTCGTGAAGAAGTTGAACTTCACGAAAAGTATGTTGAAGAAAATGTTCTTGAACTTGATGAAGAAGCCCTTGAAGAACTATCAAAAGAACAGGGCGAAAAAGCTATTGAAAAAGAAATAGCTTCTGATGAAGCTGCTGGAAGATTAGTTGCCAAGAAAAAAGCCGAAACTATGGAAGAAAGCGATGTTGAAGAAGACAAACTTTTAGATCCTAAAACTAAAAAACCAGTAAATGGCACAAAAGCAAATGATATATGAGTTATGTTCTTACAAAAGATCAAGTAAAGGAAGAAATAAAGAAATGTGGGCGTGATCCCACATACTTCATTACAAACTATTGTAAGATTTCACATCCAGAAAAAGGCTTGATACCATTCAGTTTGTATGGTTATCAACAAGAAACAATAAAAGCATTTGAAGATTATCGCTTCAACATAGTTCTAAAAGCCCGTCAGTTAGGTTTATCAACCGCTGTTGCGGGTTATATTGCTTGGATGCTTCTTTTTCGTAGACAAAAAAGCGTTCTTGTTGTTGCGACAAAACTTGATGTCGCTGCCAACCTTGTAAAAAAAGTTAAAAAGATGATAAAAAGTCTGCCAACTTGGCTGAATATCGCTGATATATCAATAGACAACCGAAATAGTTTTGAACTAAATAATGGTTCATGGATCAAAGCATCCTCAACCAGCGAAAGTGCTGGTCGTTCGGAAGCCTTGAGTCTTCTTGTTATTGACGAAGCAGCATTCGTTGAAGGTATGGAAGATCTGTGGAAAAGTATATTCCCAACACTATCAACCGGTGGTCGTTGTATTGCTATTTCAACTCCAAATGGTGTTGGAAGTTGGTTTCATGAAACTTATATAAATGCTGAAAACAAAACAAATGACTTTAATGCCATAAAACTAAACTGGGATGCTCACCCAGAACGAGATCGCGACTGGTTTGAAGCCGCCACTCGTAACATGAATAGGCGAGATATAGCGCAAGAATATGAATGCCATACTGGAGATACGCGAATATTGACTCCCAATGGTTTTGAATTTATAAAAGACCTAAAATTAGGCGATTTAGTATTAACCCACCAGGGTAGATTTAGGAAAGTTATACGTACATTTAATAAATTTATAGAGAAAGAAAACTTGGTATCTATTTCTACTCCTATGAGTAGAAAAAATGTTATTAATATAACCAAGGAACACCCAATTCTAACTGCAGTTCGAACAAAAAGCGATAGTTATAATATATATAATGAAATTGATGTAGATTGTTATGAAGAAAAATGGCTCAACACGCAGCAAATAAAAGAATTGTATGAAGACTATACCGTCCCTCAATATCTGACTGCTTTGATACCCAAGCTAACTAATGAAAATTTCAAAAACAACATTAACGTATTTGATTTCGCACATTTTTATATACACAAAGAAGTTGATGAAAAAAATATCAGAACCCACAGACAAAAAGGAAATAACAACAGATTTATAAATATCAACTATGATACCGGAAAAATAATAGGTCTTTATCTCGCAGAGGGTCACTCTAATGCAAAAGAAACCACATTTTGTTTCAACAAGGATGAGGACGATTTGATCCAATTTGTTTCAGAGTGGGCAGACAAACATAACTTTATAAATCGTAAAAATGTTCGAAACTATTCAAATTGTACAACTGTTCATGTATCAAATAAGTTTTTATCTTTATTCATAAAACACTTTGTTGATGGGAATAATTGTTATAATAAAATTTTAAATAATAATATATATGAATATTCATTAGATTTTATCAAAGGCATAGTTGATGGCATATGGCTTGGCGATGGTCTTCATATGCCTGATAAGAAAAATGTTTTAGGACTAACAAATGATAAACTTATATATCAAATAAGAATGTTGATGACTGCATTCAATTTAATAACTCGTGTTTCATCAGTGCATCAAAAAACTTTTAATAGAAATAATAAAACAAGATATTATTTGGAATTAAACAATGTAGCTGGAAACAATATTGAAAAATGTACATCAAATGGGATTGAACATAAAAAAGGCCAAAGAACCAAATTTTCTCACAATAAGTGGTGGGGACGCCCAACTATAACAAAATTTGTTAGCGAAGAAAAGATAGTACAAGTCTTCAATATAGAAGTTGAAGAAGACAATTCATATGTAGCTGAAAATCTTGTAGTACACAACTGCAGTTTCAATGCGTCTGGTGAAGGCGTAATAAACTCACAAGACCTACAAGAAATAAGAGAAGGTGTCTTAGAGCCAAAATATCGCACAGGTTTTGATAGAAACTATTGGATATGGGAAGAAGCAAGACAAAACTTTTCTTATCTTCTTGTTGCCGATGTTGCTCGCGGAGATGGAAAAGACTTTTCTGCTTTCCATGTTATAAAACTTGAAACAATGGAACAAGTAGCAGAATATCAAGGTAAAATAGCACCTGATATTTATGCCGATATGCTTTTCCAGACAGGTAAAGAATATAATACTGCTCTTCTTGTTGTAGAAAATAACAATATCGGCTATAACGTTCTTGATAAACTTATAGAAAGAAAATATCCAAATATTTATTTTTCAATAAAATCAACACATGAGTTCATAGAACAAGTTCAAGCAGAAAGCATGACCAACAGCGTTCCAGGTTTTACAACAACACAAAAAACAAGACCACTCATAGTGGCAAAACTTGAAGAGTTTATCCGGAATAAGATGATAAAAATATACTCTAATAGAATGGTTGAAGAACTATCTACATTTGTGTGGAACAATGGTCGCCCAGAAGCAATGAAAAATAGAAACGACGATCTAACAATGTCGCTTGCTATTGCTTGTTGGGTGCGCGATACGGCACTTACAACTTCACAACGAGATGTTGAATATACAAAAGCAATGTTTAATGCTATAACGATGGCAAATACTCGCGTTCAGACTAAAATACCTGGCCAGATAGGCTATAATAGCAACTATTCGTTAGACGAAAAAAGAGTAAATCAAAAAGAACTAAAAGAGTTCTACAAAATGTATGACTGGCTTTATAAAGGATAAATAAATGGCCGACAATAGCAAACCAATAAATAGAAGTGATTTTCGCAATATAACTCCCTCAAAAAGAGGCAGAGTAAATCAAGATAAAAGTCCCTATAATCCAGAGAATGGTCTTTTCAAAAGACTTACAAAACTATTTTCTGGTCCTATTGTCAATCGTCGCCAACAAAACTATAAAAGCGAACGCCGCCGTCGTTTAGATAAATACCGATTTCAATCAGCGCAAGGTCAGCAGTTCAAAAAGTCTTCCTATAACCCATTTGACTATGTTCATTCTCAAAGCATGGCAAACCAAAACCGTGCTGAAAGATATGTCGACTTCGAGCAACATGAATATGTACCCGAGATTGCCTCGGCACTTGACATTTATGCCGACGAAATGACAACAAGTAACTCTCTGGAAAAGGTTCTAACCATAGATTGCCCTAATGAAGAAATAAAAAACATTCTTCACAGTCTTTATTACGATATACTAAACATAGAGTTCAACTTGTTTGGTTGGTGCCGAACAATGTGTAAGTTTGGCGACTTTTTTCTTTATCTTGATATTGATGAACGCGATGGTATAAAAAATGCCATTGGTATTCCTCCATATGAAGTTGAGCTCATAGAAGGCGAAGACGAAAAAAATCCAAACTATGTTCAGTTTCAGTGGAATAGTGGCGGAATGACTTTTGAAAATTGGCAGATGGGCCATTTTCGTATTCTTGGAAATGATAAATATGCTCCATATGGAACAAGTGTGTTAGAGCCTGCCCGTCGTATTGTGCGTCAGCTAACACTACTTGAAGACGCCATGATGGCTTATCGTATTGTTCGTTCAGCGGAGCGTCGTGTTTTTTATGTTGATGTTGGAAATGTTGCTCCAAATGATGTTGAGCAGTTTATGCAGAAAGCAATGACAGCCCTAAAACGCAACCAAGTTGTTGATGAAAAAACTGGTCGTGTTGATCTGCGCTACAACCCGCTGTCAATAGAAGAAGATTATTTTATTCCAGTTCGTGGCCAACAATCAACAAAAATAGAAAGTCTTGCTGGTGGTCAATACACTGGCGACATAGAAGATGTAAAATATTTACGAGATAAACTATTTTCTGCTATAAAAATACCACAAAGTTACCTTTCTCGTGGTGAAGGTGGTGAAGAAGATAAAACAACTCTTGCTCAAAAAGATATTCGTTTTGCCAGAACCATTCAGCGTCTTCAAAGATCTGTTGTTAGTGAGCTTGAAAAAATAGGTGTTATACACTTGTTTGTTCTTGGATACAGAAATGAAGATCTTATAAAGTTCAAACTACGACTAAATAACCCAAGTAAAATAGCAGAACTACAAGAGCTAGAAACTTGGAAAACAAAGTTTGAAGTTGCCAGTGCCGCAACAGAAGGTTATTTCAGTAAGCGTTGGGTTGCTAAAAAAATATTTGGTCTTTCCGACGAAGAATTCCTACGGAATCAACGCGAAATGTTCTTTGACTTCAAGTTCAAAGCCGCTGTTGAGAAGGCAGGTTCCGAACAAGAAGCAGCGGCAGGCGATGCTGATGCATTTGGTGGTGGAATGGATACTGGTGGCCTTGGTGGAAATACTGGTGCCGGTGGAACAGAAGGCGGTCCCGGTATAGATTTAGGAACACTTACTTCTGAGCCAGAAGCCGGTGCAGCACCAACTGAAACACCAACTGAAACACCAGCCGGTGGAGAAGAAGCAGGTCCATTATTGGCAGCACCAGGAAAAAGAGACGATAAACTAACAACAACTCCTGCATCAAGGGGCAAAATGTATATGCCTGTAAAATATCGCGGGGGAGATAGCCGTCCAGCAGGAGCAAGAACAAGAAGTTATCAGTCAAAATTCAGTAAAGAACTTGGCGGTGGCTCAATGAGAAATGTTATGGGTTCTGGCGCACAAGAACTATTTGGTCTTGGTAATGGCATTTACGAACACTATGAAAATAGTTATAGTGAAGAGATGTTGAGCGAAGCAGATAAAAAGCAAGACAATAATATTGTTGAGCAGAAAATATTATCTAACAACGACAGTTTAAAACAACTTATAAGTTCTTTGGAGAAGAAAAATGCAACAAACAAAGAAGATAGTGAAGACTAAACATAACAAAAAGCGAAACACTGCTTTTTTATATGAAGTCATTGTTCGTGAAATAACAAATGCTGTATTGCAAAAAAACGAAGAACAAACAAAGTTTCTTGTAAAAGTTTGTAAGTCTTTTTTCTCTCACGGTCAGGTTCTAAAAAAAGAACTTGATTTATATCGTGCTGTTCATGAATCGTATGAAGTTTCTAATGAAATAGCACAAAAGATATTAAATGAAGCAAAGTTTCAGTATGAACTTTTAGATAAAAAGCAAATATTCAATGAACAAACAAAACTTATAAATATTTTAAACAAAATATCAAATGGGTCCATGTTTAATACTTTTATTTCCGATTACAAAAATCTTGCCACAATATCTCAAATATTCAACAACAGTGTTCCAGTAAAAGAAAAAGTGCTATTAGAAACACAAATAGTTAGCAAAATGACTTCAACACCAGAAAGTGCTGAAAAAGATAAACTTGCTACACTTGATTCGCTAACTTACAACTTGTTTGTAAAAAAGTTTAACGAACAATACAGCAACTCTCTTCTTGCAGAACAAAAAGAACTTCTTACAAAATATGTAATGAGTTTTGCTGATGGCGGAACAGAGTTTAAACTATATCTAAATGAAGAAATAGAAAGAATAAAAAACTCACTAAAAACAAGCCTTCAAGAAAAACAAATAGCAGAAGATCGCTTTCTAAAAGATAAAACAGTAGTAGTTTTGGAAAGAGTAGAAAACTATAAACAAAAAGACATTGACAACTCACTAATAGAAGAGGTCATGAAAATACAAAGTCTTATAAAAGAAATAGAAAGCAAGGAAGAAACAAATAATGGCTGATCTAAAAGTAAAAATAACAAGCACAGATCCACAGCCAGATCAGGCTCTTGATGATAATGTTCCTGCACAAGAACCAGAAAAGAAAAAACAACTTTTTACAGTAAAAGTAAAAGCAAGGCGAACATTAGATGGAAATATTATTGTATCAGATCATCCAGATATTGATATTGTTATAATGCCAGATAAAATGCGAGTTATAACTTTTTCAAAAGAAAACTTTGACGATCACATTTACCAAACACAAGATCGTTTTATGAAATATCTAACTAAAAAAGGCACATTAGTTTTTGACAGCATTGCTTCTGGTAATGTTTATGGTTCATTAGAAGCCAAAATAATAAAACCAGCACAAGAAATACCAATAGACAACCTTATGTTGATGCTTGTCTCAAAATGGATAGATAGTGAAAAACCATCAGTTGTTTATCAGCAAGCAGTTGCCGATGCTTACACAGACAGTGTTACTGATCCAAATGATAAAGAAAGCACTGAACTTGGCAAAGTTGCTGCAGCACAAGAAAAAGGTTCAGTTCCAATACATCAAGTTCGTCGTTATGCTTATGGTTTATGATAGTTAATGTTGTATTGTTTATTTTATCATGTGCTGGTGCAACACAAATATTGTGTTATGGAAGCATATTAGATAAAATAAGACCAACCAATGGAATACTTGGAGAACTATTCCGTTGTAGTATGTGTGTTGGTTTTCATGTTGGATATATTCAATTTATATTGTTCTGGCTTGCTGGTGTAACTTTATTTTCTAACTTTTATATTGGAGCATTTGTATTTGCACTCGTTTCTTCATATACCAGTTATATATGCGACAAAATATTGAGCGATGAAGGAATAATGATAAAAATAGTGAATAAATAAAAGTTACGAGATATTTATAAGTTGTGATGTGCATAAGAGAGATAAGGCAAAAATATAAAGATATTTATGGAATCTTGTCGACAAGAGATTTAGCAAAACTATATACAGTCGACTGTAGCCAAATTAGCAGAATAATTATTAATAAGACTTGGAAGGAAGTGGAAAATGTTAATAACCAATAGCAGCGTTTACACGGCAAATTTTATGATGGCAAAACATCGTCTTCCGCAGACAAAGCAAAGATTCTGTTGTAAGGGGAGTTATATCGTGCGGGTTGCGCCCGCATTTGGTTTCTGCATATAAGGGCTTATCGAATGAAAGTAACAAAAAAAGAACTACAAAAAATAATAAAAGAAGAACTTGATGAAATGACAGCAGCAGGAGAACTTGAAGAAGGTTTTCTTGACAAACTACTTGGCAAAGAGCCAAAGTTTGGTGATTTTGTTACAGATGATGATGTAAAAAAGAAACTTGATGTAGTTCAAAAAAATCTCGGTGATCTGCGAGGACTTGCTTCAAAACAAGATAACAAAGAACTTGGCTTACAAGTAACAAAAATATCAAAAGATGTAGCTGGTCTTTATAGCAAGACAACGCCTAAAGGCCCAGAACTAAAGACAATAACCGATAAACCAGAAGATATAACACTTCGCAATACGATGTCTGCTCTTGCTGATCCAAAAAGAAGAAGTAAGTTATCAACAGAACGTTTAGTAGGAATGCTATCTAAAATAGCGCCAACAGAAAAGGTTCCAACAGGTCCAGATGGTAGACCTGATAGAGCGAAACTAATGAGTTTAGTTCAACAAAAACTACAAAGTATGCCAGATGTTAGAACATTTCAAGGCGGAAGACCAGCCAGACTTCGTTCTCGGCCTGTTGGTGAATAAAAATAAATAAAGGTTTATAAAATGTCTTTTTCAAAAAAAGAGTTTGATACAATATTACAAGAAGAAACTATCAAACTCCTTGCTGAAGAAGGAGTTCAAGAAGGTTTTCTTGATAGAATAAAAGATCTTTATAAAAGTTTTACAAAACCAAGACCAAATGCATCGCAGGGTGTTGGTAGAGCATTTGCTGGATATAAATATAAGCCACCAGCCAAACAGGCAGCAACAACACAGCAACAACAAGAACCAGAAAAAAATCAAACATCACTAGCAGTAAAACAAACTGCACCCATGCAACCAAGTGATGTTTATGTTGGTTCGCAAGATAATACATCGGCAACTGGCACATACGATATAGGAACTCAACCCAGATTACCTCCTTCTCAACAAAAAGCACTATCACCAAGTCAAAAATCACCAGAAACCGTTCAACCATCCGGCGATCTTCCTCCATCTGGAAACATACCAATTCAATTGCCAGCACCAGAAAAAATAGGTGTTATTCCGCAATATCAACCACTAATGCTTGATATAGATAAAATAGATTTTGAAAACTTGAGAAACAAAACAATATTAGAGTTAACTAAAGCAGAAATATATTTAAATAAAAACCGTTCACAAAAAGCTAAAATAATAAAAGAAGCTGAAACTGTTTTAAAATATCTTGTAAGCACAAAAAGAGTGATACAAAATCCAACTATTGGCCCAACACAAGAAAACGCAGCAAGGCCGACTCCTTCTTTGCAGCAAATTGGAACTGCTAAGTTTGATTCTTGGTACGTAGCAAGTCTTATTGTAACTACTGAAAAATACTTTGCAGGATCTATTGATAGTGATGTTATAAAGTTTGTAATCGGCAGTCTATTTATTGATGGACGATTGGCAATAAGTCAAAGACTTTATAATAAACTAATACACACAAACGATCCAAGAATCACGGACACCTTGAGCACAGAAGATCACGGCAAAAACACACAAGAATCAAAAGACTATAAAAACTTTTATAATACTTGGAAACAATACACCAAAACAGGAACCACATTATGAGTCAGTTTCTACTTCGTGAATATTTTGAACTTTGTGAAGGCGGAGTCTGCCAAGATTTATTGACAGAAGCAGAAAAAGTATTTGTCAAAAGCGGTGGAATGATGCTTTCAGGTGTTATTCAACGAGCAGACGCCAAAAATGGAAATGGTCGTGTTTATCCAGAAAATATCCTACGCCGCGAAGTAGAAAACTATAAAAAACTTATTGCTGAAAATCGTGCTCTTGGAGAACTTGATCATCCAGACGAAAGTGTTATAAACCTAAAAAATGCTTCACACATTGTTACAGACATTTGGTGGAACGGCAAAGATGTAATGGGCAAAGTAAAAGTATTATCAACACCATCAGGTCAAATATTAAAATCACTTGTTGAAAGTGGTGTAAAACTTGGCATTTCAAGTCGCGGTCTTGGTAGTGTAAAAGAGCGTGGTGGTCTAACAATAGTAGAAGACGACTTTCAACTTATTTGTTTTGACTTTGTCAGCGAACCATCAACAGGTGGTGCATTTATGAGTCTTTCAGAAAGTAAAAAAGCACCTAACATTTTCACAAAATCAGATAGAATAAACCGCTTACTAAATGATATTATAGGTGAAAAATGAAAAAAAGTGAACTCAAAGAAATAATAAAACCAATAGTTCAAGAGTGTGTCCGCGAAAGTGTTGAAGAAATACTTCTTGAAAGTGGTCTATTGTCAAGTGTTATAAAAGAAGTAATGAAAGGTGCTTTACCTGTTCTGACAGAAGCATCCAAAGCACAAACAGCAAATGTTTCACAACAATCAAAAATAAAACCACAAGTTAATAATGAATTGATGGAACAAATAAAACGAGAACGACAAGAAATGGCTGCTGACTTTCGCAAACAAAGTGAACAAGTTAGCAAAAATCTATCAATGAAAGTTGGTGGAGTTGATGTGTTCAAGGGAACCACTCCCGCACCAGCGACAGTTCAAGAAAGTGTAGGAAACCCGCTTGGTGGAATATCACCAAATGATCCAGGCGTTGATATAAGCAGACTGTTTGGTGGAAAAAAGTTTAATATTACTTGATAAAAGAATACGAGGAAAACATGAAAGTAAGTTTAGATGAAGTTGATGGCAATGTAGAAAAAATGATAAAAAAGTTTGTCAAAAAAACAAAAAAAATGAAAATAGTAGAACAAGTGTATGATCGCAGATATTTTGTAAAGCCTTCTATGGAAGAACATACAAAGCGTAGACAAAAGGCAAGAGCCATAGAAAAAGAAAAAGCAGAAGCAGGAAAAGAAGACTGAAAAACTACCTATATATAAATGTATATGTGTAGGTAAATAATGGCAAAAATAATAATAAAAAACAGCGAAATATCAAGTTCTGCCGGGATAAACATTCCTGGCAACCTGTCTATTGCTGGAGATACAGTAATAGGCGATTTATTTACTGACACTCTTACTATTAATGCCCACGCAACTTTTAATGAAGATATAAGTGCAGAAGAAGTTGTTATAAGTTCTTCTTTCAAAGGTGATGGTTCCCAGCTGCACAGCCTAACTGCTTCAAATATATCAAATTTTACAAATGATGTAAGAAGCAAATTTTCAGCCGGAACAAATATAACAATATCTAATGGTGTTATTTCGTCAACTGCTGCCGGTGGAACTGCCGGTGGAACTCCCGGTGGAACAAACCAAACAGTTCAGTTCAACAGTGGTAGCACATTCAGTGGTTCAGCAAACCTGATATACAATTATACAACAAACACATTAAGTGGAACAACGGCAGAATTTACAACAGTAACGGCGAGCAATGTTCTTATACATGGCACAGCAAGTTTATTTTCAAGTCCTCAAACAGCATATGTTTATATGATAGTGCAAGCGATAAAGTTTCAGTTTTTCCAGGTTTATCTGTTACTGGCTCTATAACTGCCTCGGGGCCAACACAACTTACAACAGTTAGTGGAACAACAGCACAATTTACAAATATAACTGGTTCAAACATAAGTGCAACAACAGCACAATTCACAACAATAACAGCATCAAATATATATCCACTAAGCTTTGGAGGAAAATATCCGTTATTGCTTGAAGGTCCACAAGTTGAAATGCCAGGATGGCAAGTTATTGGTGTGGGCGTTACTGGCCTGGCTTGTCCTGTTTCTTCATCGTATATTGTACCATTTTGGTTTGGCGCTCCTATTACTATAGATGCTGCTTCTTTTTATGTTTCGCAAACAGTGCCTGGTGCTTTGGCAGACTTTTCTATTTGGAGTTGCGA